CTATGCATGGGCCACCCCCGTTTTTTCGAGGTGGTGCAGGGGCAGCGGCATTCGCATGATGGCGTGGCGCGCCGTGGCCGGATTGCTGGGGACGCTGGCGCGCGGCGTTACCTTCGTGTGCCGCAAGGCGGTGGCGGCGATGGCTTTCACCGCCGCGTCCGGGGCTTGCCGCAAGTTGGGGGCGGTGGGGACGAACGCTTTGCAAATCTGCACCATTGAACATCCTTGTTGTGGTGGCGGTAGGTGTGGGCGCGTGCGGTGGCCATCCGCCGATGGCGGATGACCGGCCGCGTGTGGAAAGGGCTGTGCACCCAAGTCATGGCGAGCTGCCTGCCCGGCGCGGGTGCGGCCGATGAGCCGCCCCGAAAAGGAGGTGGGCGTCATGGTGCGTGCTCCGGCACGACGACCCCCAGCACCCGGGCGCGGTCGAGCAGGGCGGGGTAGCCGGCCAGGTCTTCGCCGAAGGTCGCCAGTGCCGACAGCGCGAGTGCCACGCTGCATCGTGGAAAGCGATGCGCTTCCCGGGCGATGTCGTAGGCCCATCGGCGATGGGTGTCGCCGCGCTGGTGGCTGACGTTCAGCCCGATTTGGGCGGCGCGTTGCTGTGCCTGCTCCCGGGTCAGCGTGGTGTGGCCCGGTGCTGGCAGCGCGGTGGCTGGATCCGCCGGCGGTGGAATGGGGCGATCCCGCATTGCGGCGGCGCGATCCCAAGCGGCGAGCCACCGGCCGCGCAATTGGGGTGCGGGCATGGCCAGCAGGTCGCCTCCCAGCTTCTGGGCGGCCCAGAACACGCGCGGGTTTGGCCAGTGCTCGGGCTCGCCCCGGCGGCGGGCCATTGCGCATTCGATGGCGACATGCAGCAGCGCGTCGGGATCGAGCGATGCGCCGGGGCGGCACGCCTTGAGGAACTGCGGCAGGCTGGGCGGCATGTCGTGGCGCTGGCGACATTGGCTCAGGCCGTGCCTGACCTCGGCCGGTGTAATGGATTCCTCCTGGAATGCCTCGACCCAGGTCTGCTCCCAGTTGTCGATTGCCGCCTGGCTGCGGAAGGCCGCGCGCCAGACGTTGGGGTACATGCCTTCCAGCCGGTTGTAGAGCTGTGCAATGGCTGAACGGCCTTCGCACTCCAGGCGTGGCTTAAGCCAGGCGCTGGTAATCGGCATCGACGACATGGCCGGCCTCCTCGAGGGTGGCGCGGTTGCGATTGACGTAGGCGGCCGGGTCGAAGGCCGGTGCCTTGCCTGAAGCGGGCTGCGTGGTGCCCCGCGCCTGGGGCAGTACGGTGTTGCGCAGGATGGCATCGAGGTAGGCGGCGGTGATCGGCTGCTGGCTACCCTGGGCCTGGCGTGCGTTTTCCGCTGCGTCCATGGCCTGGCTGATCTCGGCATCGGTGAGGCCACCGCGCACCCAGGCATGCAGTTCGGGATTGGCGGGCACCACGACCGCGCCGCGTTCGCGCAGGTGGCGCACCATCCTCAGTACCTCGGGCGGGGTGTGCGACGTCGCCGCGCCGGTGTTGAGTGTCCCGGACGACGATGGACCTGCGGCGGGTTCAGGTTGTTGTTCTTTGTGGTTCTGACTTCTGACCCCGGCGCGTGCGAGGGGTGCGGGGTAGCGGGCGCCCTCCGGTGTGGCCTCGAAGCTTTCACCAAAGGGGGGCTCTGGTGTGTAGGGTTGGGTATCCCGGGCGTGGCCCCGGGTGAGGCGCTTGTGCTCGTCGATCACCATGCGCGAGCTGTACCAGAGCGGGCCCGGTTGCGCCGCGATCAGCACCACGGCTGGCCCCGCTTTGCGGCCGGAAACGGGGGTGTAGCGTAGTTCCGGCACGGGCTGGCCGGTGTCGCCCCCTTTGAGCACCCCCTTGGCGACCAGGGATTTCAGATCGACAGGCCGGCAGTTGATCGCCCGGGCGATTTCCCTGAGCGGCCAGGCCAGCGCGCCATATTGCGCTGAATCGTGCATCAGGCACATGACATCGAGCCAGTAGGCGCGCTCGGCGGGCGTGCAGCGGCGCAGGTTGGCGTTGGCCTGCCAGTCCGCCGGGTAGAAGGGGAACCAGGGGCGGGTCACTGGGCCTCTCCGGCCTGGAGGTTGCGGGGACCGTGGCCCATGCGGGTCGTGGCGAATGAGGGGTCGACGGCATGCGCGCGGTCGCGTCGGTGCCGGCTGCGCGGGGAGCAATCCGGGGGCGAGGTATTGCCGGGCATCGCCACGCCAGGGCGCGGGGACCGCGCCTGCATCGGGCCGCCCTGCATGCGGGTATCGCGCCCACCGCATGGACGGATGGGGCGGCCCACGGTGGTTGTGGCATCGATACGCGCATGGTGGAGCCCGGCCATCAGCCAATGCGGGAGGTGGCGCCTGGCCGAGGGCACTGGTTTGCGCCCCGTTCCGGCCAGATGCTCCATCTGGTGTTCGGGTAAAGCGTGTTCCGCTGGATGCTGGGCATTGCTTCGAAGCCCGGGGCGTGCCTGGGGGCGGCCGGACGGGCGCTGGTGCGCCATGGCGGCCCCCGGTGCTGGCGAACAGGCCATCGCCGCTACGGCGGCGGGTGGCGGCGGGCTGGGCTTGCAGGGCTTTGTCATCGGGTTGCCAATCATGTCGGTCAGCAAATATTAGCAATGCTTATTTTCGAAATCAACAGCATTGATGCTTGGAGGGATTCAGCATTGCTTATAAACTGAGGCACTCATTGAGCGGTGCGAACCATGACGACACGACGACCCCTAAACGCAACTCAGCAGGCCGATGCCAGCAGGCTCAAGGCTTTGTGGGAGGTTTTCCGGGTGGAACGGGGCTGGAATCAGGCCCGCCTGGCCGAGGCGTGCGGGTGGTCCAACCAGAGCGCGGCCAGCCAGTACCTGAATGGGCGTATTCCGCTGAATCTGGAAGCGGTGATGAAGTTTTCCACGGTGCTGGGCGCGCAACCGGCGCAGATCAGCCCGAGCCTGGCGGCCCTGCTCCCTGCGGGCCAGGCCAATCTGATTCAGGAGCCCGCGCAGCCGGCGTACGCGGCGCGGGCGACTGCCCACGATGCGGATCTGGTCGTGCTACCGTGGTTCACGGTGCGGGTGTCGGCAGCCGATGGCGCGCCGACGCTGGTGCCCCGGGCGGGCGACATGGCGGTGGTGAGCAGCAGGGCGTGGGGGAAGCGCGAAGGCTACGCCCCCGGTAGCCTGTTTGCGATGGGCGCCACCGGTGACGCCATGGCGCCGACCATTCCCGATGGATCGACCCTCACCGTGCTCCAGCTGCACGATGCCTCGATCCGGAATGGGGCGGTCTACGTATTCGTGCGCGGGGGCGAAGTCCACCTGCGCCGGCTTTACCGGCAAATGGATGGCGGCCTGCTGGCCCGCTCCGATCACCGGGATGTGTATAGCGACCATGTCATTGCGGCGAACGATACTGATTTCAGTGTTGTTGGCAGGGTGATTGCGGTGACTTTTAGACTGTAGGGTGAATTGAGCTTCAGGCGGGGGTGGTTGGGGGCGTGCCGTGACGCTTATTCGTTTAGCTCGACGCTATTTCGTGGCATCAGTTTGGGTTTTGGCTACCCCCGACGTCCCCCCAAGTTTGAGGAGCACGCAGCTTTAGAGTCCAATCCCCTCAATCAAGGAGACTGGACGTGAAGAAACGCTTTTCCGAAGAACAGATCATCGGCTTCCTGCGGGAAGCTGAAGCTGGCCTGCCGATCAAGGAGCTGTGCCGCCAGCACGGCTTCTCCGAAGCCAGCTACTACCTGTGGCGCAGCAAGTTCGGCGGCATGAGCGTCTCCGACGCGAAGCGGCTCAAAGGAACTCGAGGCCGAGAATGCCCGGCTCAAGCGCATGCTGGCCAATTCGATGCTCGAAAACGAGGTCATCAAGGAAGCGCTGCAAAAAAAGTGGTGACCGCACCAACGCGACGCGAGCTGGTGCGGTTCCTTGCCGGACGGGGTCTGAGTGAGCGCTGGGCGTTGCGCATCGCCCGGATGAGTCCGAGCGCCTTGCGCTACCAACCTCGGCCGGACCCGAACGGCCCGCTGCGCCAACACCTCATCGAACTGGCGCAGCGCCATCGTCGCTACGGTGCCGGGATGATCTATCTGAAGCTACGGCAGAGCGGCTGGCGAGTGAATCACAAGCGGGTCGAACGGCTGTATGCGCAAGCCGGGCTGCAAGTGCGGCGACGCAAGCGCAAGAAGGTAACGCAATCGGCGCGGCAACCGCTGATCCGGCCATGTGCCGCCAACGCGGTCTGGTCGATGGACTTCGTGTTCGACCGTACCGCCGAAGGCCGGGTGGTGAAATGCCTGACCATCGTCGACGACGCCACGCACGAAGCCGTCGCAGTGATCCCGGAACGGGCCATCAGCGGCGAGATGCTGACACGGTTACTGGACCGGATCGGCGTCACACGCGGCTTACCGCTGGTGATTCGCACTGACAACGGTAAGGAGTTCTGTGGCCGGGCGATGCTGACCTGGGCGCATCGGCGTGGCATCACGCTGCGGCAGATCGAACCGGGCAAGCCGAACCAGAACGCCTACATCGAATCGTTCAACGGCCGGCTACGGGACGAATGCCTGAACGAGCACTGGTTCACCAGTTTGGCGCATGCGCGGGTGCTGATTGAAGCTTGGCGGCGGGAATATAACGAGGAGCGGCCGAAGAAGGCATTGGGCGGGCTGACGCCTTCGGCGTTTGCCCGGCAATTGGCGATGACAAAACCGGTAATATCGGGGGCCGGGCTCTAAAGCGCAGTGCTATTCAAGACGGGGTGACGTCGCCCCTAGCCCAAAGCCCACCACTCGCGGTGCGGCTTAACTCAGGTGTTATTGTTTGGGTGAGTCCGCCCCGGTTTTCATATCGGATCATGGTCATTTGTCGGAGTAGATGCGGGCGCTGGTGTTCGCTGACTGTGATGCGGGTTATGCCTGATCACATCGTGGGCGCCCGCTGATCTGGAACGGGCACTCAAAGCGAGCGGCTGAATTCGGCTAACTTTCGCAGCCGCCTGATTGGACGGCGGCTTGTCGGCCTAAGCGGACGGTCAAGGCAGCAACTTATGATGTCTGTTCAAGGCTGATTGCTGAAGTTCAGCAATGACCACTTCGCGGACTTTCAGCCTTGGGCTGCGAGTCCATAGGCGATGTCGTAGCGCGTCTTGCTAGGCCGCCGGCAGGATCCTCGGCCTGAACAACCAGTAGCCGCAGCCCCTACTGCAGCGCCTTACCGCAAACGAAGACCGAGCCGTACTCACTGCCATAAGCCTATGCGGAGTTCCACTTTTCCCAGCCTTCCTTGACGCGGTGTCGCAATGTCTTCCAGCCCTCATTCGGCGGTGCCGCTTCCGTCCAGAACTTGCAGACACCCCAAGTTTCGTGTGCTGCGATGCGAGCGCCAGACCGACCAATGACTTGGTAGAGCGCTAGCTTCTCGAGCATGTCCAGTCCGTCTCGAACACATCCACTTAGGCGTTCGAGGGGCAGCCAAGTTTCGTCGATGGCCTCGCTCGCACGGCAGACCAACTCGGGAAGTGATGCGATGTACGCGATGTCTGGGAGAACTCGCAGGACGAAGTCCCGGCTGCTCTCGCACTTATTCAGCTTCTTCAGGGAAGGGTTAAAGACAGTCTCCATGGCCGTGAACGGCTTCCCTGCCATCCATGCTTCGAGGAGCGGTAGAAGTCTCGGAATGGCAAATTCCCCTCGCTCCTCCGGCGTCGTCAACGCAGTAAATTTGCTGCCAAACAAGGTTTCAAGCCCTTCCTGACGAGTCATCTCAATGAAGGCCCTTGGTTCCGACTTCAGCCAATCGAAGAGCCACCGAGTCCAACCGTTTACCGAAGTGTCACTCGGCGGTAACTGGAGGTGTGTTTCTAACGAGCGAAGCGTGGAAGCCTGAATGCCGAACTTCGCTGCGAGCACATTCGACCAATCGGAATCTTCATTCGGGTCTGCAAGCTCCTTCTTGGCAGCGATTGCTGCAGCTACGCGAGACTCCAGCCAACTCTGATCACCGGACAGACCTTTGAGGTATGCGTTGAAGGTTCGAGCTAATATTGCGCGCGACTTCGTCTCCGTCTCTTCATCCGATTCGCCGACAGGAAGGCGTCGGAGCAGATAGTCGGCTGCGACGTGATTCTCTTCATGCGAGTGTATTGAGTCGAGAATAGGCGCAAGAGGGTCCTCAATAGCAAGGCATTGGTCCGATTGTGAAAAAATTTCCTTGAGGCTCGTCCAATGGTGATGGATGAGGCCGACCGAATCGTCGAAGTAGACCACTTTGCTTGGGATGACAAGAACGAACCCATACGAACTCTCGCCGGCTCGTCCTGCTCTACCCGCCGCGTTCAGCAGCTCGTGGGCCTGCAGACGTTCGAGTTGGTTGTTTGCCGCGTCGAAGCGGCTGTCGCCTGCAATCAGAACAATCTGACTAGGCAGATTCATTCCCTGAGCAAGCGTCGACGTCGCGGCCAACACATGGATGCCATCTTTGCGTCGATACAGCGACTCGTGCAGGTGCCGCTCCGCAGGTAGAAGCCGGGCGTGATGCGGCAGCGCCGATGAAGTCACTTCCTTCTTGGGGGAAACTTCAATGTATAGACTGTCTGCGCTTCCAACTTCTTGCAAGGCAAGGTCGAAGAGTTGATTCTCCTCAGTGCTCAATTGGATTGCGTTCTTGCCCAGCCGCTCTCTGGTGTACTCGGCAGTGCTGTTCGCATTCACTGTCGTCTGGCAGAAGATGAGGGTCTTGAGCACCCGAGAGGAACTGTGGTCGACGGCGGCAGACCCTATCGCCGACGCAACGTTGTTCGCGTTTGGCGTCAGTTTCCAGTACTTGCTGAGCGCCAATTGAACCGGCCGGTCAAGCAAGGGAAGCAGTGCGTAGTCGACGCGGTTCGTCGTGTCCCAAGTCTGCTTCAGACCGAAGAAGCCTTGTGGCCGAGCCAGCATTTGTCGCTTTGCCTTTTGAGGAGGCACGCTGGTCGTTGCATAGGCCTTCAATGACCTCGCGAGGGTCGTCAATGCGTCGACCTCGGAACGCGGATACACCAAGCAGCCGCGCACCTGTCGAGTCGGCTTCCAACTCATGGAGAGTGCAAGACATTGCCGATTCATGACGCTCTGGAGCCATCCAGCAATTTGAGTTGCGTTGCTCATCATGGCCGACAGCATCAGCATGTCGGCCTTCGGAGCAAGCTCCACAGCATTGAGCACGCAAAGCATGGAATCGACGGCACGCTTCCCCCTCTCTGTGTCGATGGCATGCAGTAGGTGGCATTCGTCAAAGACGATGAGGCCAACGCTCTCGAATAGTTTCGGTTCGAAGCCCATCAGAGCGAGGCATCGCTCCGGCGTCATGACGGTGATTGGAGGAAGACGTACAGCCTCGAATCCGAATGGATCGTCGCTCGCGTACTCGCGTTCGACATCCGCGTCAGGGAACGCTGCGGCTAGGACTCGCGCCGTTTGGTCGACGAGTGATAGCGTCGGAGCCAGAAACACAACATCTAGCTGCTTGCTGAGTGTGGCAAGTATTTTCAGTTCGGATAGCGTTGACTTCCCTGCTCCGGTTGGGAAACTGATTGCAGCGGATGTTCCGAGGTCTAGGTAGCCGCTTCGAATGGCGTCGAGGTGGTTCGGCCAAAGGTACGGGCGACGGTGCGAAATATGGCGAACTCCGCGCCTCCACCTAGCTGAGTCGCTGCCATTGGGAGGACTGAGATTGGCAACACTAGCCTGCGGAAAGTCCCCGGCGAGAATCTTGAGCAACACGGCTAAATGTCGCGGCCCAGCAAGGACCCGAACTATAGTTTGACCTTCATACGGGCTACCGATTGTTCGGCTGCAAAGAGCCTCCACTCTCGCGAACTCTGCCTCGCTACTCGAATCCGCATCGCCGAGCATCTCCGCTGCTAGGGCGGCCAGCCCGTTGTAAATCAAGTGGTATAGCGCATCAATCGCCTCCCCGATGCTCTTGCGACCATCACTAGTGGTACTTATGAACTCGGACTGCGGCTGAATGTAGCCGAGTTCTCCCTTGGCAAATCGACGGATAGCGGCTAAGAGCGAAGCCCGATGGGAATTCGACTGAGAGAAGTCTTCTTCAATCTCTCCGGCCATCTCGGCGGCGTCAGCACTCGCTCCAGCAATCATGAAGAGCACAGTCGCAGACACCTCAGGCGAGACGTAATCCAGCTCAAGGCGGGAGACCACCTTTTCCCCAAGGATGCGTTCTGCCTGCAAGAGAACGTAGTGCGCGGTAGCAGCGACGAAAGCCGCCGAGCGTCGGTCTTCGCGAGAAGGGCTCACAGAGATGAGAGCTTCCTGGGTACTCGCAAGCTCCCTGAGGAACTTCATCTCTTTGGCGACGTTTGAAAGCGTCTCTGCCCGTGACTCATCTCCTTCGTCGGGCTGTGCTGCCAAGTCACGCAGCCGCATGCGCGCAGCCACGATGGTTGTATATATCCGGGTGAACTCTTTTGAGAGCTGGTTGTTATCCAGTCCATCAAGAGTAGGAGCGTGCCGAATCAGTTCTTCGGTAGAAGGGTCAAACATCGCAAAGCCCTCCCGAACTTAGAACGTGGACACTTGAGCGATTGCTTTGGCGGCTAGATTCGCCATCCACGCTCTAACGTCGCTGACCACGAAAACTTCCGCCTTTCGACGGTCAATGCTCCCCTGAATCTTCTTGTCGTAGTCCTTGAAGAGGCGTTTCCGAGAAGTTGGCGTACTTTTGCTTGCGGTAATACTAATGCGATAGCGCCTAGTCGTATTCCACGAAATCTTGTTGACGGCTGTTGTCGGGTTCGGGTGATGCGCCGCTGCCAAAATTCCAGAAGCTTGTTGCGTGAGTCTGTTCACCCCATGTCCCGACTCAAATTTGACGAACTCCGGCCAAACATCTTCTCGAACTGTGTCTCGCGGGTTTGTGGTCGCCTTGTCCTCGAAAATAATGGTCGCGACAACGTCCTGCGACGCATCAAGCAGTATTTCGAGGCCGTCGAGGCCTTTCTCGGCGTGAATCAAGTGCGGAAGCGCAATAAGGGCGCCTCGCGTGTTCACATGGGCCGCGAGCCACGACATAACCTGAAACATCCACCCATCTCGGTGCCATGGGTCGGCGCCTTTCTGGGTTAGGAGTTCCACGGCGTCTAACTTCGCCGCGTCGTTCGTGGGTGGGGTCCCGGTGGGGTTCGCTGCGTGAAGAATCTCTGCGACGTGGGACGCTTGGCCAATGGCCACCCACGCAATCCATTTAGCAAGGACGTCGTCGTCAGGCACAGCCCACGTATTGCCGGTCCAAAGCGGATCCGTCGCTCCGAACGGAGTTAGTTCGATTGGCACACAACCTCCCTGACCACGTTTGATTTTTTAAGCCAGTCTACACCGTACCGGGGACAGCCGACGCAGGGCAGAACCGCAACTTGCATATTGAACGGCTACTAATGGGCGCCGAGTTCGTGGAAGCGAAAGACCGCACCCGCTGCTTAGCGGTCATAAATGAATTGCCTCCCGACTGTCCGCTTTGGCCGATCTGCTGCCGTTAATAAGGCGCGATGATCAACCTCATCAACACAGTGATCACGAGGGGCAAAGGATACTCGCGAGTGAGCAGCTTCCGCATGAAGGTGGGTTCGCCTAGCCACCCAGCCCGATGATCCAGGCGCCCCGACGGGTGCTTTTTTTTATCCTCATGAAAGAAAAACCTCCATCTATTCAAAGGTATGGCCTCGGTACGTCGAAAATTATCAGCATTGGTGTTGATGTTTCATTTTGAGTATTGCTAATATTTGGCGTCAGCAAGGCGAAGTAAACAGCAGTAACGCTGTTGATCAGGGGCTAGTGCCAGTGGCCACGCCTGCGGGCGATGTCTTTTCTGGAAGCGAGATGGACCCCGAACAAATGCAGGCGCTGGTCGATCTGATTCGCCGTTGCGAACGGGAGTACGCGGTGTTGAACCGCCGGCCCATGATCATCGATGAGGAGTATCTGGATGAAGCGCGACAATGCGTTGATGAAGGCAGCGGCCCGGCTGATGGCCGCTGAGGGCGCCGATACCGCGACGGTGGTGGCTACGGTACGAACGGTACACGCCATGCTGGCGGACCTGCTGCGCCCGGCCACGGTCAGCGTGGCGGTGCCGGTCAGTCCGACCGCCTGCATGCGGCTGGACGTGCTGCTGACGCATGACGGGGAGGTGGAGTGTGTTTATCTGCCCGGCGCGATCGATCCACTGCCCGCGGAGGATGGCTATCTGGGTGCGTCCGGGCGCTGGACGCCGAATCGCTGGCCGGTGTTGCTCGATCACGACGCGATTGCCGCTGCGCTGGAGGCCACGCGCGGCCATCGCTATGTGGCGGTGGTGTGATGCGTGCGCTGGGCTCCCTGCGGGTACTGGTGCATCCGGCGCTGGCTGGTCGCCGCGGCCTGCTGCGGGCGCTCCAAGTCACCACCGGCAGGGTGGTGCGACGTCGGCAGGGCATTCTGTACCTGGCGGAGCGCTGAGCATGCAGGCGTTGAAAGTCTTGGTGGTGTCCCTGTGCTGCGGCGTGCTCTGGACCTTGGCGGGGTTGGCCTGGTTGGGGGTGGAGCAGATTTGGGTGGGAGAGTGGGAGGAACGCGCCAGGCATGGACGCGAACATCGATCCGATACGGGAAATCAGACCTATATGGAATTTGATTCCATCTCATCCCGCTGGCTGGCGCGCCTGATGACCGAATGAATTATGTGATCAGTGTCAAAAGCCATTCTTGTAAAGTGCTGGCGAGTTGCCAGTGCGGGGGTATTGTCGATTCAGCCAGCGCGTTGTTATAAAAGAATAGAAAAACAAGACGGTTGTTGGCGGATTGGGGGCGTGATGGCCCGAGCTTCTGAACTGTACTTGCCGTCGCCCAGTCTGGTGGTGAGGCGTTATACCGGGATACGCTCAAGGGCATCGAGCTGTGCCCAATTTCTGAAGACGATGCTTTCGGCGCCATGGTCGCAACGACTGTGGGCCGAATATCTGGCCGCGAACCCCGATGAAGGTTGATTGTGCCGCAATGGATGGATTGGTGCTGCCAAGGGCCATACCAGCGCGGTGGGGCCGTCAATACCCAAGTTTCGACGTGCTGTCGTGGTTTCAAAATAAGGCGGCTGGACGTCCAGTGCGAGCAGGCGGCCGACAACCTGCGCCCCTTGTTTGGTTGGCTTCGCAAGCTGGGTATCGATGCTCAGGCCAGAGGCGGGCGGGATAGGGTGGGGCTACACCGTATCGAAGGCCCCTACCTTGAAGCCGCCACAGCCCAAGTGCCCCATCTTGCGCGGGCCGATACCAGCCGGCTTGCCTGGTGATGGTGGCTATAAACGGCTGAGGTTTTGAAACCGGCCGTGGGTGCTCATCATTCGGAGCAATAGACACGAGCAGTAGGCCGCTGGCCGCTGCGGGCCTGTGCCGGATTGCCTCAGGTGGCAAGGCGGGCGGCGGTTACTTTTTGGCTTCTTCGAACTTCGTCCACGCCACCTCAAATCTGGCTTTGGTATTGGTGGATGTCCTTGGCGATAACGGCGCCGACATTGCTTGACCGCCACTGGTGACCATCTGCGTGGTACCTGCGTCGTCCATCACCTGCACTTTGGTTCCTTTGGGGCCTGGCGCGTTGGGGCCGGCGAAATGCCGTTTGAGGCTGAGGGTCGAGCCCACCGGCGGGAGTGTGCCTTTGGTGTTGACCATATCACTCATGTGGACGCTATCTTTCCGGACGGTCACGTGGGGAAACGGGGAGATCGTGCCGTCGTCGCGCTTTGGGCCATAAACCGTCATGTCATCGTTCGATTTGATCACGGCGGCTTCGCACCCGGCGATGGTGCTGGGGACGTGCGAGGCGCGCAGATCGGTGCCGCTGGCGCTGGAAGATGCCATGGGTGGTTGCCTGGAGGATGGGGAAACCACGGTATAGCAATAGCGCCAGGCAATGCCAAATGCATTTCTTATCTTATAAGAGAGAGTGCAGTAGTGTTTGACGCCCGAAACACCCGATATCTACAATGAATCCATATTCTGGTGATCCTGCGTTCAGCGGGAGCCGATGCCAGAAAACCAGCGCCATCCGGATCAATCCGCGTGGCGTTTTTTGTTTCCGGCCCGGGGTCTTGGGCCAGATTGGTAGCGCCTTGCGCCATTCGGGGTGATTCCCGGGTGGTGCGGGGCGAGGTTTGTGTAGCCCGCCGCGAGCGGGCTTTGTCGTTTCTGGAGCCCGCATGACCCACCTTTCTTTTGAGCAGGCGATCCCGGTCCGGGGGCTGGCTGTGCCGCGTGTTTCGCTGGCCGGTATCGAGGCCGCCATGACCGGGGCGGGGTCACGGCCGGGCGATATTTTGCGCACCCGGTTCGGGCTGGGTGGCTGATCGTGTCTGAATCCATCCCGGCCGCAAGCGCCGCGATGCGGCAACAGGCGATCGAGGCTTTGCAGGGGCAGCTGCGCGAGCGAGAGCGCGTGATCGATGGGCTGACCTCGCGCGTTCGGCAACTGGAAGGGCATATGGCCGGCTTGGAGACGCGGCTGGAAGTGGGTACGGAACGTTTCGGCAGGCTGGAAGCGCATGTGGATCAACTGGTTGTCACGCAGCAGGCGCATGCCGCGCACTTGAGCGAAGTTCGCCAAATGCAGGCCGATATCCGTGCGTTGCTGGCGCTGTTCGGCGATCTGCGCGGTACGCTGCGTACGCTGTCGCTGTTGGGCAACCTGATCAAGTGGCTGGGGGGCGTTGCGGTGGTGATTGGCGCCGGCATCGCCTGGTTCCGGTCGGGTGGCTGAGATGGCCGTGCACACCGATTGGGAGGCGATCGAGCGCGATTACCGCGCGGGCATCAAGACGCTGCGCCAGATTGCCGAGGAACATGGCATTACGCATGGCACGGTAACCCGCCGCGCCGGGCGTGACGGCTGGACGCGCGATCTGTCGGCGAAGATCGCTGCGCGGGCCGAGGCGCTGGTGTCCGCGCAGGCGGTGCCCGGGGCCGCCGAGGAATCCGGCATTGCCGAGCGCGAGATCGTCGAGGCCAACGCCAATGCGATCGTTGCTGTCCGGCTGGCGCATCGGCGCGATATCGGCCGCAGTCGCGAGCTGGTTTCCCGGCTGTTTGCCGAGTTGGAGCCGCTGTGTGGCGCGGATACCGTGGCGCTGTTGGCGCAACTGGGCGAGATGATGCGCGCGCCCGATGAGCGCGACCGCGATCCGCTCAACGATCTGTACCACAAGATCATCAGCCTGCCGGAACGTATCAAGACGATGAAGGTGCTGAGCGATTTGCTGGCCAAGGTGGTGGACATGGAGCGCCAGGCTTTCAATCTGGATGCCAATGCCATCGAGGAGGAGGGCGGCACGACATTGACCGATGCACAGCGCGCCAGTCGCATCGCGACCTTGCTCGATAAGGCGAGGCGCCAGGATGCCTAGTCCGTTGCCGGCCGATCTGACGCCGACCGAACTGGTCGAACTGATGCAGCGGCTGACGCTTGAAGAGCAGGCCGAGCTGGATCATCTGTTGACGGCGGGCCTGCCCAGGTGGCTGCCCCAGGTGGGGCCGCAAACCGATGCGCTGGAATCCGAGGCCGATATCGTGTTCTACGGCGGCCAGGCGGGTGGCGGTAAATCGGACCTGCTGCTGGGCGCGGCGCTGACCCGGCACGAGCACAGCATCATTTTTCGGCGGGAGTCGGTGCAACTGGTTGGGCTGGAGGAGCGCGTGGCCAGGATTCTGGGCTCGCGCAGCGGCTACAACGGCCAGGCCAAGGTATGGCGTTTGCCCGGCGCTACGCCACGCATCCTGGAGTTCGGTTCGGTCAAGGAGCCGAACGACTGGATGAAGTACCAGGGGCGCGCGCATGACCTGAAGGGATTCGATGAGATCACCCACTTCTTGGAAACCCAGTTTCGCACGCTGATCGGCTGGATGCGCACCGACAACCCCTCGGTGCGCCAGCGCGTGATCTGCGCGGGCAATCCGCCGACCGATGCCGAGGGCGAGTGGGTGATCCGTTACTGGGCGCCGTGGCTGGATCCACAGCATCCGAACCCTGCCCAGCCGGGCGAGCTGCGGTGGTTCGTCACGGACGAGGAGGGCGGCGACCGCGAGGTGCCGGGGCCGGAGCCGGTGATGGTGGGGGGCGAGCTGATGACGCCCAAGAGCCGGACGTTCATCCGCTCCAGCGTGGACGACAACCTGTTTCTGCAACTCACTGGTTATAAGGCGACGTTGCAGGCACTGCCGGAGCCGCTGCGCAGCCAGATGCTGCGCGGCAACTTCATGGCTGGCCGCTCTGATCCGGTGTGGCAATTGATTCCCACCGATTGGGTGAAGGCGGCGATGACCAGGTGGTCGCCACGGCAGGAGAAGGGGCCGATGACGGCGCTGGGGCTGGACCCATCGCGTGGCGGGGCCGACAAGACCTCGGCGGCCCGGCGCCACGGCGCGTGGTTCGATGTGCTGGTCACCGCGCCGGGCCAGGTCACCTGCGATGGCCCCACGGCCGCTGGTTTCGTGGCGCCGCTGGTGCGTAATGGCGCGTGTATCTGCGTGGATTCGATCGGTATCGGCTCCAGCGCGCTGGATTTCATCAAGGGGCTGAATCTGCTGGTGCTGGCGGTGGCCGGCTCTGAGGCAAGTACGGGTTCTACCGTGGCGGGCAACCTGCGCTTTCGCAACAAGCGCGCGGAGATGTACTGGCGGCTGCGCGAGGCGCTGGACCCGGCGGCCGAGCCACCGATTGCGTTGCCGCCGGATCAGGAGTTGCTCGGCGACCTGTGCGCGGTGCGTTACAAGGTGGCGCAACTGGGCAAGGCTGCCGCGATCCAGATTCGGGATAAGGATGAAATCCGCGAGCTGCTGGGCAGGTCGCCCGACAAGGGCGACAGCGTGGCGCTGACTTTTGTTTCCGGTATCCCAATGCCGGGCCCGGCGCGCCAGCGCACGGCCCGCGAGGTACCGGACTGGCGTGTGTGTTGATCATGGGAGAAGGCGATATCGTGATGGCTGAGCGTGATGACGGCCTGGGCCTGCCGGAGTTTTCGGGCTGGCTGCGCGAGTTGCAGGAGCAGCCGGCCTGGCGCGCCCGGGCGGATCGGGAATCCGATTACTACGACGGTAACCAGCTCGACGCGGATATCCTGCGTCGCCAGCGGGAGATTGGCATCCCCCCGGCCATCGAGCCGTTGATTGGGCCGACCATTGATGCGGTACTGGGCGCGGAGGCAAAGAGCCGGACCGATTGGCGCGTGACCGCTGACCATGACCGCGAAGGCGTGGATGTGGCCGAGGCGTTGAACCAGCGGCTGAACCAGGCCGAGCGCCAGGCGCGGGCGGACGATGCCTGTTCGGCGGCCTACGCCAGCCAGGTGAAGGTGGGCGTGGGCTGGGTGGAGGTGGCGCGCGAGGCGGACCCGTTCCGCTTTCCGTATCGCTGTCTGGCGATCCACCGCAATGAAATCTGGTGGGATTTCCTGGCCAGGGAGCCGGACCTTTCGGATGCGCGCTACCTGATCCGCAGCAAGTGGATGCAGATCGGGCAGGCGGCGCTGCTGTTCCCGCAGCATGCCGGGCTGATCCGTTCGGCCGGCATGGGCGGGCATGCGCTGGACCTGGCCAATCTTGGTACCGAGGGCGGCGCTTCCACCGATCTGGCGATGTCCTGGAACATGGCGCGCGGCTGGTCGATCGAGGAACAGGAGTGGCGCGACTGCGCCAACCAGCGCGTGTGCCTGTTCGAATGCTGGTACCGGCAGTGGGAACGTGTGCTGGTGCTCAAGCTGGGCGACGGTCGGGTGGTGGAGTATGCGCCCGACAACGAGGCGCATCAGGTTGCGGTCGCGCTGGGCGGCGTGGTGCCGGAATACGCCGTGGTGTCGCGGGTGCGGCTGTCGTGGTGGCTGGGGCCGCATCGCCTCAGCGACGCGGCTTCGCCTTACCGCCACCGGCACTTTCCCTATGTGCCGTTCTGGGGCAAGCGCGAGGATCGCACCCGCGCACCGTATGGCCTGATCCGGGGCATGATGTTTTTGCAGGATGAAGTGAACGCCCGTATCTCCAAGATGCACTGGGGCCTGGCCGCCACCCGCACCACCCGTACCGAGGGTGCGGTCAAGGATGATGACACCACGTTCCGCCGTGAAGTGGCCCGGCCGGATGCCGACATCGTGCTGGACCACGACCGCATGCGCGAAGGGGGGGTGTTCAAGGTCGAGCGCGATTTCCAGTTGAACCAGCAGCAGTACCAGCGGCTGGCCGATGCGCGCGAAGGCATCAAGCGCACCGGCGGTGTCTACAACGCTTTCATGGGCCAGGATGGCCAGGCGAAATCGGGCGTGGCCATTGCCGGGCTGGTCGAGCAGAGCAACCAGACGCTGGCTGACCTCAACGACAACGCCGCCTATGCGCGCAGCCAGGTGGGCGAGTTGCTGCTGTCGATGATTATCGAGGACCTGATCGGCAAGCCGGACGAGGTGTTCATCGATGGCGAGGGGATTCGCGACGACAAGCGGATTTCGCTCAACACGCCGCGCACCGATCCAGCCACCGGCGTGCGGTATCTGGATAACGATATCGAGCGTATCCGGCTGAAGGTTGGCATGGAGGACGTGCCGAGCACGCCGACGTTCCGCGCGCAGCAACTGGGCGCGATGAGCGAAGCCTTCAAGTCGATGCCGAGGGAGTACCAGCGTGTGATGTTCCCCCACCTGCTGGCGCTGATGGATGTGCCGAACCAGCGGGCGATCATCGAGGCGATCCAGCAGGCGGATCAGCAACAGACCCCGGATCAGGTGCAACAGGCGATCGAGATGCAGGTGCAGCGTGCGCTCAAGGATGCGCAGTACGACCTGAAACTGCGCGAGCTGGACCAGCGCCAGCCGCTGATCGATGCCCAGGTGCGCCGTACCCGGCACGAGGCGGCGGGGAAGGGGGTCGAGAGCCTGGTCCGCGCCACTCAGGCCGCGGCAAGCGTTGCCAGTCAACCGGGCATTGCACTGCTGGCCGATGAGTTGCTGGAGGCGGCTGGCTCCGACGTCGATGCCGATGCGCCGCTGGCGCCGGTTGCCGTGGAGCGCGGCATCGAAGGTGGCGCGCTGGGCGCGCCTTGACCCATCGAATTCAGGACAGCTGGCGCAAGCCGGCTTTTCTGTTTGTACGCTCATCACCGCACCCCAGCGAGACGGGGCCGGCTCGACGTGAGGTCGATCCCGGAATGGAGCGATTGAAATGGCGAAAGACCTGGATTTTTTCATGGCCAATCAGGCGGAGTTCGACATCCTGAGCAATGACGACAAGGCGGCGCTGTTTGCCGGCGGTACCTTGGAAGGCGATACCCCCACCGATCCCGAGCCGACCGACAAGGCCGGCAGCGATGAGACCGGCACCGGGGACAGCAGCGACACGCCTGCCGCCGCCGGAGCACAACAGGAGGCGACCAGGCCCGATGGCCAGGAAGGGCCGGCCACGTCCCCACTTGCCAGCAGCGGCACCGAAGCGGCGCCAGCCGTGCCGGAAGCCGTGGTGCTGACCCGCGATGGCAGGCACACGATTCCGTTCTCCGAACTGCAATCGGTACGGGACCAGGTGCAGCAACTGTCGCAGGAAAAGCAGGTGCTGTTGCAGGCCCTGAGCAGCGCCACGGCCAGGGAGGCGGTCGCGGCAACGCCGCAGCCGGCTGAGCCCGCCGGGTACGATTTCGCCAGGGCGGAACAGGCCATGATGGAAGCTATCGTCAACGGCGATCACGAAACCGCGACCCAACTGCGCGCCGAAATCTTTGCCGCGCAACGCCAGATGCTGGAGGCTGAAATCCTGGCCGATGCCGAGTACCGCGTGGAGGCGAAGTTCAACGAGCAGCGGATCAGGGAGCTGTATGAAGTGGCCATCCTGCGCACGCTCACCGATTACCCGTACCTCAACGACAACGAGGCGGCCCTGGCCGAAGTGATCGAGTGGCGTGATTTCTACGCGGACAAGGGCGACCTTCCCCATATCGCTCTGGAGCGGGCGGCGGCCAGGATCGCGCCGCAATTCAAGCCGGCCGATCCCGTCACGCAGCAACCCGTCCCGGCCACGGCGCCCACTCCGCCGGTCGATGTGGCGGCCAGGGCCGCCGAGATCGTCGCCGCGACCAAGCCCAGGCCGCCCACCAGCCTGTCGCAGGTGCCGGCGACGGTGGCCGCGCCGGGCGATGAACTCGCTGCGCTGCGCGACATGAGCGGTACCCGTCTGATCGATCGTTTCGCCGGCAAGTCGCCGGAGCAAATCATGGAGTTGTTGGACCGTCTGGTGTAACCGACCGCTTCCGCCCGACCCCTGACCTCGACCCGCCACTGGCGGGTTTTTTCATTTCCTTTTCCGGAGACGCATCATGTCCGATACCACCATTCCCTACGGTTCGCCGCAGGCCGTTACGGTTCAGTCCGCCGGCCTGTTCGCCGCCAGCATGCAGCGCCCGACGGTGCTCAACCGGCTGACCGGCAAGCTGCCCCAGCAGGCCGATGCCAGCGCGACGCTGCGC